TTTAAGCCGCCGTAAGGTGATGGTATATTTACACGCATAGCTTGCCCGTTCCGTTCCTGTAATACTGCTGGACTTGTTCTTACATTTAACATTAAGAAGCGTAATTAATTGGTCTAATAGTGCTAATTTGGACGTTCCACACATCTTTTAAAGGTGCGTTTATTTTACCTCTTGAGCCATTAACCTTAATTCTTTCGGCAATCGCTTTTTCGGCAGTTATTTTTTCTTCGGCGTAAGCTCTTCCGTTATTTTTCAACCATCTCCAAGTTGTATCTAACTTGACGATATATTCATCTATAACTGGTATATCTGTATCAGCTAAAAAACTTGTTTGGGGAGTGTTGGTAGAACTTTTAACAATGTTTTTAGTTATATACTCGAAAACATAATTTTGAATAGCTGTTGGTGTTTGATGAATTACTATTTCATTATTTCTAATTCTATAAAACTCTTCAACACCTACGCCAAGCGTTGCAGAGTCTTTTAAAATTCGCCAAATTTCAGCAGTTGTAGCTCCAATCAAAGCTCGGTGCTGATTTTGATTCCAAAAGGTATCATTGACTAATCTATCAAAATCGCTAGGCAAACTATAATTTGCTTGAGAAATAACACTTGCAAAAGTGTATTCCTTTTGAAGTTCCTGCCACTGATAACCTCTGGATAATTCTATAATTGAATTTTTAACAGCTTGAAGTATTTGCTTAGCAACATCATCATTATTACCAATAATAACAGCCGGTATTGATGATGATTTTGTTTCATTTAAAATGTCTTGGCAAATACTTAACAAACTCATTATTCTAAATCATTTTCAATTGTTTCAGATAATTCATTTTCGCTTTGTTTTTTTTCTAAAGCCTTTAATTCTTTTTTTGATAAAGGTTTTTGATTTTTCAAAGCTTCATTTTCTGCTTTAAGTTTTTCGAGCTCAGCTCTTAAATCATTATTAACATCATATGACTGCTCTTGTCTTTCTAAATATCTTTTGTAAGCAGTGCTATAATATTCTTTTAAGCTTAATCTTTTTTTTGCTCCACCAGCAAGATTAACTACTTTTTCGTTACCTTCGACTTTTTTTGTAACTATAGTGTAAGGATCGCCTTCATTTGTAATTTCTATATAAAGATCATAAACTGGCTTCTCGTTTTTTTCGAGAGGAACTCCTTGCCTGTTAACTGCTATTGTTTGCAAATCTTCATTAGTGATTTGTTTCTTTTTGTCAAAGAATTGGATGTAGTTACCATCTCTTTCTTTAATTCTTTCTTCATTAATTGCGATAACGATATTTTTCATTTTTTTATTATTTTAAGTTAAACCTAAGGGGGTTTTAGCCCCCCTAGATGATAAAATTAGCCATTTCCATTAGCAGATGGTCGGTTAATTTGAGCTAGTGCAAAACCTGCAGACGGTGTTCCGTTAGCAGTGATAAATTTTAAATTATCAATTTTGTCACCAGAAACAACTGCGTCATCCAAAGTTCCTGCAGTTGCTGTTAAGTAACCGACGGCATTGGCGGCAACAGTTCCTGTTTTAACAACAGCTGTTCCCGCTATTTGATACCAACCATATTGATTGGCAACATTCGCTGACATAGCAATTGCGATACTTCCTCGCGATCCAGCAACAGCTCTAGTTGATGTCATGGCATCTAAATCATAAATGACAGGCTCACCAATTGCTGTTGATGCAACACCTTTTAAGTAAATAAACTCACCTTGACCATATAAAGTAGTATCTCTATCTTCGGCACGGATAATTTTACCTAGAGTGTGTTTTTGAGTAGTTGATGTTTCGTCAATCTTTTGATTGATTACATCAGCTTCAATTGATATAAATTTTGGCATAATATTCTCCTTTAAAAATTAGTTTTTAGCAACACCATGAACTCTAGCAGAGTTAATAGTTAAGTTTCCATATAAATAAACAGGAGTTACATAGGTCAATTGATTTAATGGACGCTGTGTTGATTCTTGAGTAAATAACGGGTTGTTTAGATGCTTAAACTTCACATAATCAGTATTAATAAAATACATGTGATTTGCTGGAGTATTAGGATCGTAAACTACTGAAGAAGATTTATAAGCTAAGTTTTGAAAACCTAACACACCTTCATTAGTATTGGTGATTCTTTGAATTTGCTGTAAAGAATTTTCAAAAAAACCAAAATAGTTTGCGTCGGCAATAATCAAGTCAGGAACTGAATTTTCTTGAACTTGGCAGTCAAGATATAATTTGTTCATACCAGCTTGGATGTTAGATGCAGAAGCATTAGCACCAGCAGAAGTTGAAAAATCATAAACTTGGTTTCTCCAGAAAGCATTGTTTGCACGGTTAATGTTACCAACTGTTCCTGAAGTTGGATCGTCAGCAATCAACAATTGTAAACCTCCAAGAGTTTTACCGCTGTAACCAGTTCCATCATCAAAAAGTGCAGCTCCCACGGCGTTTTTAAGATCGCCTAAAAGTCCTTTTAATCTTTGGTCTATTAAGTTAAAAATTGCACTGTTTCCAGCGTTTTGTAATTTTTCTTGAATAGAGATTTGGTAAGATGCAGAAAGGAATTTTTGAGAGAAAACCGCTGTAGAAAATTCATCTTGCGGAGTTGTATCAATAATGTCAGTTGGATTGTGCCAATTAACGGTAGAGTTCGCACTGTAGCGAATATTTTCTCTAAAGTTGGTTCCGCCCACCTCGTGAACAATATTGCCTTTGCTTTGTAAAATTTTTAACAAAGCGTTGTTGCCGATAACTTGACTAGTCACTTCGTTTTTAATGAAAGCGTCTAGCGTTGAAGAGATCAGCGATGTAAAATCAGTATTTGCTGGCATAAAATTTATTTATTTGCCCTACTAAAATCTTTTACCATTTGATAAATTAACTCTGAAGTTGTTAATGATTTATTAGAATTTGCAATTGGTTTTGAAATTTTTTGTTGCTTCTTAGCTTCTTCAAATTTCGCCTTGCTAGTTTCTTCGAGCTCTTTTTTGATTTTTGCCTTGATTTTTGTTTCATAATCAGGTTGCAATCTTTCTAGCTTCTCGTAAGCGTCTTTCATAGCTTGCATTTTGAATTTTTTAGGTATATAAGATTCACCTAACTCTTGTTGTTTTTTAGCAATATTTTCATTAAAAAAACTAACAAAAACTGATTGATTTTCATAAATCAATGTATCGTCCGGTTTATCTTCTAAAAAATCCGCTAATAATTCTTTAGCTTCTCTTTGATTTAATTCTTGTTGATAAGTTAAGTAGGTTTGTTGTTGTATATCTTTAGCTCTTTTGTTGATTAGCTCTTCAGGGGTTAAATAATCATCCTGAACAGGTTCATCTACAGCTTGTCTCAAGTCAAAATTGACTCGTTTTGCTAATGCTTTAAATGTTTCAGCGGGGTTTGTTTCAATTCTTTGTAACAAGCCGCTAACATTGTCAAGCTCTTTTTTTGTATTGCCAAGTTGTAAATGTAGCCTGTCTTCTCTTGCACGCTGTTCTTTGGCAATTTTAATTGCTTTTGCCCTGTCTTCAGGGTCTTTAAATGTTTTGACAGCTTCGACCAATTCTTTTGGTAAACCTGATAATTCTTTATCAATGTTTACTTCATTTTGGCTTTCGCTCTCATCACTCTTGGTTTCATCTTCTTTGGGTGTTTCATTAACAGTTTGATCTTCTTGAGTGTCATTTTGCCCAATTGACTCATCGTCTTCTTGCTTAGGCAAATGTTCTTGAATAATACTCATTAACTGATCGTTAAACTGTTGTTTTGTCATAAATTTAAAATATATTAATAAAATTAAAAGTCAATACAAATTTTTAAAAAAATTTCTACCAATCTTTTATTACACAACCTGAACTTTTAATTGCGTTCATGTAACTTTGTTTAGTATCGTAGTGGTTGCCTTTAAACTCAATACTACCATACTTTTTTATATAGCCATCGACAGTTAAATCTTCTTTTAGACCGTCTCTTGGCTTTATTTCTTTTTTGTCGTGAGGTATCCACTTTGCCTCACCATTTTCATAGATTAAGCGTAGTTTACTCATTAACAATCCCATTTTTTTAAAGCTAAACCTTTGCGGGTAAGTTTACCATTTTTACTAGTTGATCCTTGAACTCCGGACATTCTCGCACAAAAAGATTTTCGCCTTGCGGCGGCTTTTGGGCTTTTTTGAGCTTGTTCTCTACTAACTGGAGGTTTTAAATTGCTTCCAGTTGCGTTGTTGTATTTTTCACGCCCTTTAGCAGTAAGTCCTCCCTTTTTGGATTTCTCACCTCGACCTATACTTAAACTAACTGATTTTTTTGCCATTTTTTGCAGTTTTTTTAGCTTCTTTAAAGTTTTTGGCAGTTGGTGCACCTTTTGCACCAACTTTCCTCATTTTCTCGCCTGATCCAGCTTTTATTCTTTCTCTTTTGGCGTGAATATTTGCGTATAAACCTTTTTTCATTGCTATTTCTTTTTAGATTTGCCAGCTTTAGACATAGCAATAGCAATAGCTTGTTTTTGAGGTTTTCCTGCTTTCATTTCCTTTTTAATGTTGGCAGAAATTGTTTTTTTTGAAGTCCCTTTTTTTAACATAATTAAATAAATGTTGGTTGGTTAGCGTTGCGGATTTTATCATTAATGAGTTCAGTTCCAGCCTTAACTTTCATATCAAGTCTTTTACTTTCTCGATCCGCTTGTTTGTTTACATCCTCAAATTCGAGTTTTTGTTCAAACTCATTTTGACGATTTAATAAATTGGCTTTCTGGACATCGACCTTTTGTTGTTCAATTTGTAAGTTTCCAAAAATTTCTTGTTCTTTTAATGCTAATTCTTTTTCTCTTAGTTGCATTTCAGCTTGGGCTATCATTTCACTAGCTGTTGGCTCGCTTTGATCCTTACCGCCATCTAAATAATTTTCTAAATTTCTACCAACTTTAAACGGTTTACTAGCGAACTTTATAAATTCGTTAAGTGCTTCTTTAGATATAACCCCGCTTTGAACAACAGGAGCCATAGCATTGGCCATATTAGAAATTGTAGTGATGTAGGCAATTCTTTCTTGTTTTTCTTGGTTTTGATCAATCCTTACAGTGCTATCAGTTTCAATATCAATGTTAATGCAACGGAGTTTATCATTTTTTAACATTTTTTCGAGTTCACCAACATCTTTTAACTCAATTGCAAAGCCTTTTAATTTCTCTTGAATATCGCTCATTGTTTTTTCATAACCCATCTGAGCCTGCATTGTCAATTGCTGGATTTTTTCATTTTTTTGCGGATCATTTATGTCTAATAATTGGATAGCTTCGTTTTTCATGTCCTCAATCTTAATCTTAGTTGCTTCGCTAATTGTTTCAACATCGAATAATTGAAGTCCGGTTATTAACATTAATTCTTTCATTGTAAATTTTTCAACTGCTAATTCCGCTAAAATTCTAATAGTGTCTCTTATTGTATACTCTACTTCTTTTTGCAAAGGTTGTATTCTACTAATTGCAAAATTACCTTTCAATTGCTGTGCTGTAGCGGTTTCACTAGCTACTGTTTGACCTCTTACAATATCACTGATGCCGGTGATTTCTTGTATATCAATCTTTTTTTGTTGTTTTTCTATTCTTAATGAGGCAATTGTGTTAGCGATTTCGACAATTGGCTTAAACAATACTAATTTTCTTGCATCGTCAATATTTGCGGTTGTTTGAATAGCTGAAAATTCGCCGTCATCGCCATTCATTAAATTTTCAACATCTTTTTGTTCGGCAAGTGAAGTATAAAGCCCTGTGAATCTTAATTGATCGATCAAAGCAGAAATTCTATTGTGAATTTTCTCTAAATCTTCAGCCAATCCTTTGTAATGTCTATATAGCGGAATTGGCATTAATGAACATAAACTGTCATTCAACCCCATACATTGCGGGATCGGGAAGAAATTTTTAAGATTGTATGGATCTTCAATTGTATCTAAAACAAAACCATCTCCTCCTAATGTGATAAAATGAACCATTCTATTTTCTTTATCCCAGATTTCCCAGACTTCGCAAAGTTTGTAAAGTTCATCTTCCGATTCTTTTAACATCTCATATTTGTTAGAAGTAAGCGGTGCTTTTTTCCCAGCTTCTCCAAAAGTCTCTATTAATTCATTTCTTGAATAATATTTTTTAAAAGCAACCCAGCGTAATTTTTTCCATTCTTTTTCAGTTGATTTTAAGAAATTCTCATAATCGACAAATTCAATCTCTATATTTTTTTTGCTATCATCAACATAATAACTTTTTTCTTCTTGGTCAATTTCCTCATAGTCATCATTTTCACCTTCAGCCTTATCTTCTTCTTTGTCGTTAGTCATCTCATCTTCATTATCTTTTTCATCCTCATCTTCTTTTTCTGGTTTTTCCTTTTTAACTTTAACTTTGATTTTTTCGATTTTTTCGATTGGCTCGCTTGGGATAAAAACAACTCTTGGTATTCCAATTCCTTTGATTAAGTAACTATCTCTTGTTTTTTCAAACTCATTTTCAGCATTACTTTCTTTTAAGAAATAATTAATAACCCTTTCGACCAATTCGCTAGTGATTCTTGCGACATTGCTATCATTATAATTTGCCTGTGTGATATTTGACTTTGGCAACTTAGAGAATAACAGGGGGCGTAATGTTTGAGTATTCGCCCAGAAAATTGAGTAGTCCGTGCTTCTCATATTTCTTTTTTCTTGATTCTCGTAAATTTCGTAATATTCCTTGGAAGTCTTTTTTGATTCCTTATGATACTCAATAGAGTTTTCAAGCTCTCGACGCCAGATATCAATAAGCCCAGCTTTACCTGTCTTTTGTGTTAAATCTGCCTGTGTTTCGATTCCATTTGTTTTTGCCATAGATTCAAAATAATTATAATTTTTTTCTTGTCAACAATAAATTTTGTTTTTTAATATTAGAGATATAAGTTTGAACCGCAAATTGTTTTCTAATATTTTCTTCAATGGTTTCAGGTGGTTTAGGTATAGTAAAGACAATTGGTTTAGCCATACATAGATAACGCAATGTGTCAGCAGGATGATCTTCTAAGTTAGTGTCTAAATCCTCGGGCTTCGTTTTATCATATTGCATGAGCGGTAAAGTGCGGAGTAAATTTTGGCAGTATTTGGATATGTATAATAAAGGTTGCTTATCTTCATTGCCTGTTAATCTTGCCCTTATCTGTTGCCAACCAGCTACTCGCTTATTGTCGGCAGGAAGCCAACCAATTTTTTCTTTTTCAAATTGATTTGCAATTGATGAACCTGTTGAAACATCAAAAATCGCTGGATCTGCTCGCATTTCGTTTATTTTTTCACCAACTTGTAATTCTTTGATTATTTTAGCAATTTCTGGCACATCCATTTTTAAGCCTTCATTAGCCTTACCAGTACAACCGTAAAATTCTCGATAAACAATAATTGAACCCCTTGGAAAGCTTCGACTAACACCTCCACAATCAACAAGCGAGCCGTCCGACACTGCACCCCACAACACGCAAAAAGGGCGAGAATAACCCCAATCAAACGCCCTAATTCTATACCATTCTTGCGGAATAGTGAAGGGTTCGATTATGTGCTTTGTTTTGTCAAAAGTTTCAAAATAAGCTCCCTCTATTGCATCCCAATCTCCATCTAACATTGCCTTGGCTAGTGCACCGCTTAAGCCTAAGAGTCTATCTTTATATAAAGGATCATTTTGCATTAAAATTGGATTGTCAGCAAGTTTTGCGGGGATATATTGACGCAACATTCCCCCCTCCTCATTTGACATTTTACGAACTTCGAGCGGTTTACAATTATCAATAAACATCTCTTTTACAAATTCATGACCAACCCCGCCGGGATTACTGCCACATAGTATTAAAGGTAATTTATGTTTTAAATTATCAGGGATATCAAGTCCGCCAAGTCTCGCCCTACCTCTTAAGAATTTATAGATTTTATCTGTGAAGTGCGTCAACTCATCAATCAAGATCACTTGCATTTCTGCCCCCTGATATTTAATAACGTCTTTTTCATGTTGGCAATGACACAAATAAATCTTTGCCCCATTTTGAAACGTAATTTCTTCCTCAGTGATTTTTACTTGTTTTTGCTTGAGCCACGGAGCAAGCAACGCTCTAAAGCCACTAGAGCCTTCAACATGGTTTTTAATCAAGTCGGCAAAGATTCGGCGAAACAAATAAATTTGAATATTGGGAACACTAAACGCAAGCATAATTGCAATAACTCGCATCGCGTGCGACTTACCTCCGCCTGCACTACCGCCGTACAATATTTCAGTTGCTGGGCTAGTCCAACAAATTGATTGTTTTTCTTGGAGCTCAAAATTTACAATATTATTTATCATTTAATAATAGTTATTAACATCTATGAAGCGAGCAATTCGCAGGAAAATCGAATTGATTTTCGCAAATTTGCGAAGATTGTCGATTTATGCAAACACATTTACAAATTGCGTAAGAGTTATTAGCAGTTAATAAGTTGAGTGCAATTACTGTAAAAATTATTTTCATTTAGTTGTTATTTTAATTAATCTTGATCGCTTACTAATTTTATTTGATTTTCAGAATTGTTAACAACTTTAAGAGTAAGTTGTGGAGTTATAATATTATTATTAGTTTCTTGTTTCTCTTCGCGATAGTTTAGATCATACTTTTTTCGATTTTTAACTTTAGCTAAATATAGTTCAAATTGTGACAATTCAGATTTTTTGCGGACACTCGCGTTTGTGTCATGAGAGTTAATTGATTCTAAATGTTCTCTTGCTTTTTCTACTTGTATGTCGCTTGCAATCTCTAATGCGATATCTTTACGCGCGCGATATTGCTCATTATTGACAACTTCGCACAAATCACTCTGATCTACACTAAATTTTTCAGCGATTTCTTTATAAGATTTATTTTCAGAGATTAACTTTATAATTTCATCAATATTTTCAATGCAAATTTGCTTTTGAGTTTTTTTTATAATTTTTTCCGGCTTTTTATATGTGCAAGCGATTTCTTGCATAATTTTTTAAATTTTAAATTTTGTAAATTTTTGGGATTTATCAACAATTTATTTATTAATCTTATTTTGTCAACTGTTTTATAAGTACAAATATTTTTCTGAAAATTCTTTGCGGTTATTAATTATTATTCTTTTTCTTTTTCGCCTATCAACTCTTGAAACATAAATTTTTAGATCTGGTTTTTTAGATATTTTTTTTAATTTATTTATCAACTTAGCTTTTTCAAGCTCTAGTTTAAAAATTTGTTCAATATCCATTTTTTTTAATTTAATTATTTTTTAAAAATATTTTTTTTTAAAGAAAAAAAGTAAGCAAAAAAAAGAAAGACTGACTGAGATGACAAAGAATAAAGTTTTTTATTTTCTTAAAAGATTTCGCTTGCGATAATCTTTTTTTTAGAAAGTTTATTTTTTTGTTTCTTTGTTTTTTTAATATAACACATGTTTTGCGAAAGTCAAGAAATATTTTTGTCTTACTTACTCTAAGCTTGATTAACTCTTACTCTTTTTTTGCTCTACAGTCTCAAGCTCAAATTATTTTTAATCTTTTTTTGATACAACTTAAACTTTTT